TCCCGCTTGGAACGTCTGCTCGCTCTGCTGCAACTCCCGCCGAGCCGCCAACTCGTTCGCCGCCAACCGCTCCCGGCTGCCCATCTCCGCATACCCCAGTCCCAGCTGCCCGGACTGGTACTCCCGGGTCGCCTGATCACGGGCGGCGGTCAGATCCAGCTCTCGCCCGCGTAGCCGCTCGTTCTGTTGCAGCTCAGCCGCCCGGGCATTGATATCCGCCTGCGCCCGGGCGGATTCGACACTGGCGCGGAAGCCGCCCAGCTCTTGCTCGCCCAGCGTGCCGAAGATTTGCCCCAGCTGCTGCGTCAAGAACTGCTGGCGCTGCTGCTCCTGCCCCATCGCTTCCTTCAGGAGGTCTGCCTCCAGCGTCCCCTGCGCCCGGGCGAACTGGCCCGCAATGTCACCCATGCGCCCCGCTGCAATGGACGACGCGGACAGTCCGCGCCGGGCCATCTCTTCTCCCAGCGCCGACTCACTGGCCTGCCGCTCAGCTTGCAGGTTAGCCATCGCCGCCTGTCGGCGCTGCGCAAAGGCCGGATCCTCATAAACCGACGGCGCATTCTGCATCGTGTCCAGCCGGTTCGTCAGCTGCTGCAGGAGCGCCTGCGACTGCGGTCCCTGCTGGTACGTCTGTCCAAGCGAGAAGGGCTGTGGCGCTGGACGGGGCTGTCCCTGCTTCTGCAGCTCGGCAAAGGTCGGCGTGCGCTGCTGCTGGCCTCCCGTGCTAAACACGGGCGGCTTCTGCACCGGCTGCGCCATTCCACCAGAGCCGCCCCCCTCTTCACCCTGCCCCGCATTCCCGCCAAAGAGTTGGGTCTTCGGGCTGGGGAGCACCCCAAGCGCCGTGTTGTACGTCGCCATCAGCGGCCTCCCATGCCAGTGTATTGGCTCCCGTAGGGGGTGTTAAAGCTCGCCAGAATGCTGGGCGCAAAGAGCGCCATCAGTCGTGCCCGCTCCTCTGCTTCCCGCTGCTGCCGTTCCATCTGCTCCCGCTCCATCCCCAGTTGCTGCTGACTGCCGATCAGGGAAGCCGCTGCCTGTGCGCCCTGCCCCAGCGCCGCGATCCCCTCACGGGAGCGGAAGAAGGAGGGCGTCTTCTGCACCGTCTCGGTCAGTGTTGTCGTCGGAGAGAAAGACAAGGCTGCCGGGGAAGCAGACGGCGCAGCCGTTCCGCCCTGCGCCAAGAACCGATTGACGGCATTGCCGATGTAGTCCGTCGAAGTGGACGGACCAGCGGCTGCCCCCGTCATCCCGATATTGCTGGCCATGTCAACGGGAGGAAGCGATGCCGGGCCGGTCATCCCCACCTTGCTGGCCATGTCTACCGATGGCAGCGTGGTCTTCGGCGCAAACAATCCCGACACGCCCCCGCGCAGTGCCTGTCCCATCTTCCCCGCGCCATAGCCGGTGATGCCACCCATCGCGGCTTGTCCGAGGTCCAGTCCAATCCCGCTCTGTCCGGGCCGGTCAAAGCCACGCATCGCCGCACCAACGGCGGCACCGGCCAACGGCCCGCCAATGGCGCCAGCCGCAATCGGTGCCAAAGTCTGCAGGACGCCCTTGTTGCGGTCGTAAAAACCCGCCAACCCACCACGCTTCCGTGCCATCTTACTTCCCTCCCTTGCGCTTGAGGACGACCTGCTTCTTCTCGGGCAGCTTGGCAAACGCCTTCTTCGGCGTGGCTTCGATCATCTCTTTGGCCACCTTCTTGGACGGGCCGTCCTTCACCTTGCCGGCGGCAGCGGCATACATGAGGCGCTGCTGCGCCTTGCTCTTGAGCGGCATCAGTTCTTCTCCTTCGCCTTCCGGGCGACGGCGGCGTTATCGACGAGGTTGGGATAGGCGCGTCCCGCCGCTTTCGCCCGGGCCTTGGCTTGCGCCTTCTGCTGCGGGGTGAGCGTGGTGGGCTTGGCATCCTTCGGGGCCGCCTTCTTCCAGAAGGCTACTTGGCGCTTGGGCATGGTTAGACCCGGTGAATGGTGGCAATCACGGAGGCCGCTGCAGGATGTGGCCCCGAGGCGGGGAGCGTCTGCAGGGACACCGTGGTGCTGGTCGTGGACCAGAACAGCTCGACGTAATCGTTGGCGGCCAGCGACAGAAAGTAGTTCCATGCGGGCAGCGCATGTCCATCAACCGACCCGTGACGGTTTGGCACGGACACCTGCCCGTCTGTCCCGGCGATGTTGGTCCCGTTCTTCTTGATCCAAATGTCGATGTCTTGAATCGACGAGTCTGTGTTCACGAACTGGGCGCTGAACTGCAGGTTGTATATGCCGGTCGAGGGGACCGTAATCCGGGAGTTACTCACCAGCGTAATGCCATCGGTCACGTCTGTCGTGTTGAACGTGATGGCGTATCCCGTGTTGATCGCTGCCGCTGTTTGGTTGGTCGTGTCTTGCCATGCGCCAAACTGCCGGAAGATCCACGCCTCCACCCACGCCGCGCCGGTGTAGAAATAGACAACCCCCGTGTCCGTCCCACTCCAGACCGTGCCTGCCGTAGCCGTCGCCGGGCGACTGGCCAGTGTCCCAGACTGGACATGGATTGAGGAGTCGGCGTCATGCGCGTTGAACCGCTCGCGCAGGATGTTGTCGTTCCCGCGCACGTCGTTGGCGCTCACCGGGGCAGGGCCAGCAAACGGACTGACAAACGCCTTGACCTGATGCGAGGAGACGAGCGCCATTAGGCCGCTCGCCGGTTGGGCACCTGCGCGGCCAGCAGCCGGTGCAGGTCGCCCCAGTGCGCCTGCCCGTAGGTCTGGGCGTCGGCCTCCAACGGCATGGCCAGCCCATAGCCATGCTGCCGCCACTCCGCGACGTAGCGCCAGAAGAAGCGCAGCCAGCCGAGCGCCGCGTACTGGCGCACATGGCCAATCTCATGCCCCACCAACGGCGACGGCACATCCTCCAGCGACTGGCGCAGGAAGACGTGCGAGCCAAACGTGATGCCCAGCACGCCCAGCACCTTGGCTAGCCGGGAGTTGCCGTGCAGGATCACTGGGTGTCCGTCGTAGGTGAAACGTATGCGCATTACGCGGTTACTCGCATGGCAAAAAGTTTCTTCACAAGCAAACGAAGTTCTTTTGTTAATTAATTCTAGTCATAGTTAAAGTTGTATAACTAATTGAAGATGATCCAGCAATTGTTGCAGGAGTCAATCCTGTATTCCCATTTACAATAGCTCTCATCGTATATGTTCCGGGAGTGCTTACTGTAGCAATGAATACTATTGGAACAGTAAAATCTGTTGCATATGTATTTGGACTAGAGCTTGTAATCACAGCGGCTGAAACAACACTATATGCAATTAGAGTTGAAGAAGGATTTAAAATCTTAACAATTCCACCAGTGCCTTGTCCTGCAATCGTAGAGCTAGCCTGAAAATAAACTTGACCAACTCCCAGATAAGTACCGGCAACCGGAACGTTAAGAGTTAAAACCGTCGTCTCTGTATTGTAGCTTGGACTAAGATTTGAGGTTAATACAGAACTATATGTGGTTGGATTAGCATTGATGCCAGTAATTGTTCCGGTAAACGTTGTGTTGTTTAATGTCGCGCCACTGATGATATTAGGATAAATCGTTCCCGCCGAGTAAATATCTTTGAACCGATTGGCGCTGCTGCCCAAGTCCCGCGTGTTGTTAGACGACGGCACAATGCTAGACGCGACGCGCCCATTCATCGTGATGGTGTCTGATGTCGCATCGCCCAGCGTGGTATTGCCCGTGACGGTCAACTGCGGCAACGTGGTGGCTGTGGCCACCTCCTCCCACGTCGAGCCGTTGTCATACCAGAAGCGCACGTCTCCGACATCCGTCGTGATCCACTTGCGCCCGGCGGTTCCTGCCGCTGGCCGGGAGGCCAGATCCGAGGATTGGATGTGGATCCCCGAATCGGCGTCGTGATCGACATACGCCGAGCGCAGGGTGTTGTCGTTCCCCTTGACCACCGTCGCGTCGAGGGCATCCCCGTTGCTGGGGCTGGTGAAAGCCGCGACGGAATGTTGTCCAACTGTCGTCGCCATTAGCGCCGTCCGAGAGAGTAGGTTTCGAGTTGAATGCGGCTGACAATGGGCGAGGCTTCCCCACTATCCACGACTTCCACGTCCGTGAAATAACCCGTGCCGCCCATCGGGATCCGATAACTCCGGCTGGAGCCGGCGGTCCATATCCCGGTGCCCCATGCGCCAGTTCCCCATGTACTGAATGTCGAGACGGGCAGAGTATAAGCGCCCGTGCCGGTGTCCGTACTCCACCGCACCGTGCATTGGTCTGACCCGCGTAGGTTGGCCGTGATGTAGCCCCAGCGCAGCGACTTCGCCAAGGCGTCATCTCCGCAATACATCCGGTGCATCTGCACGGTCATGGTGTATCGGCTGCCGCCCGTCCCGTTCGCTGCGACATTGTCCAGATAGATGTTGGGCGCATCGCAAACTGAGATCCACCCATTCACATCGCCGCGCAAGACGATGGGCAGACCGGCGGCATCCAGCGCCTCGAAGAGACAGGACGTGTCCGGGCTGGTATAACCCGTGTCAAACGGGCCGGACCATGCGTTGAGGATGGTGTGATACAGGTAAACCCCGGTGGCCGGGATGCTAATCCACAGCTCCCGGGTGGCTCGGTTGAAGGCGGCGCGGATGTTCTCGAACTGGCTGGTGTTGAGGCTGCGGATAATTGGTAGCAACGGGTCGGGGGTCTCCACTGTCCCGACCGGCGCAACTTCCGCCTCATTGCACCGATACAGGCCGCGCTCGGACAGGAAGAACGCCACGTTGCCAATGCTGACCACCGACCGGGGCGCAATCAGCCCCACGTCAGAGGTCACACCTGCCGGCGCCACGGTGATGTCGTCCTGCCCATATCCCGTCAGCCGGGAGATACCCCGCCGGTGGAAGATCAGGAGGGACGTGTTGACGCTAGCCAGATTGACCACCGTCTCATCGCCAAAGGTGCGCACGACAATCTGCCCACCACCGGAGGCGCCATTGCCCAGCGTATTGCCGTTGTTCAGCGACGAGTAGAAGATCGAGTCGGGCGACGTGCTATTGCCGCAGCCCCATAGGCGTTCGTTGTGAACCGTGATGGCGGTCACCGCTACCGTGCCAGCAATGTCCGTGGTCAACGTGGTGCCGTTCCACCGATTCAACAGACTGCCATCCGCGATGTACACGACATCGTTTGTCCCGTCCCGAAACTGGGCAAAGCTGGGCGGGACGGTTGACGAAAGCGCCCCGGACTGCGCCGTGTAGGTGATCGGGAAGGCGCCATAGGTGCCGGTGTAGAGCGCCGTATTGCACACCGCCATGAGCTGGCGGGTGCCGTCGTCCTTGCGCCATGTAAACCCGTTGAGCACGGTGGCGCTGGCTAGTACAGCGCTGGAGGTCCGCTGTATCCCGTTTCGCTTGGTCACGGCGCCGTAGTCCGTCAAGCGGGCGTTCGTCGCCTTGCGGAGCTGGTTTGGGGTAAGCGCAATGTCGTCCGAGTTGGTATTCAGCCCGCCGCTCATCAGCGGCTGCTGATCCATCAGCCGAGTCCCGCCGGGTTCTGCCGCCATCAGCCGCCACTCCAGTCGTACTTCTGGTCCGGATAGGCCATCCGCGTCGGGTTGATCGTGCGGCGGCGCAGGTCGTCCAGCATCGTCTGGCGCTCATCATTGGCCAGATCCCGATAGTTCCGGGCGGCGGCGACTTCCGCCCCGCCCTTCAGCAGGAGCTTGTACGAGGCGCCCAGCGCGAGGATCGTCTCGTTGTTCCCGGGGAAGTCGATGATGGACGCATCGGTGGCCAAGTCGATCAGCGCGGTCGGCTTGTAGTTCACCGCGCAGTAGATGGTCGTCCCGCTGCCAACCGGCAGGATCTGCACGTTCGTCCCGATCAGATAGTAGAGGCGGGGGTACGTCGGCAGGTAGTTCGTGGTGGTCGCCAGCGGGACATACTGGAAGTCCGTCTGATCGTACAGGACGTTGCCGTCCGAGACGGACAAAATGCGATAGTAGTTCTTCTGACTGTCGCCCGACCCGGTAGACAGGCTGGCAAACGGGATTTGCCCGTTGGCATCCGTGGTCAGGGTCAGCTGCTGGAAGGTGTAGTACGGCGCGGCGTTGAGGATGTTGGACCATTCCTCATCGTAGACCCCGTTCAGGACCGTCTTGATGGTGCTGTCGGACCACCGATCAGACCCGACCGCGTCCATAAACTCCCGCGTCAAGGCCACCAGTTGGGCTCGGGTCACGGTCGCCATCGGCTGCTACTCCCGCGCTTTGGGGGGACGGCCCCGCCGCTTGGGCTGGGACGTGGGGTTGGCGCCATCCAGCACCTCGGCAGAAACGAAATCCGTCAGGCGGCGGACCTCGTCCACCGGATATTCCCGGAAGGACTTCTCCAGATAGGCGGGCGCCTCATCCGGGCTGCAGGTCATCGGCAGATAGCCGACAATGTCCATGCTCCGGCTGGGATCGACTTCGTTGGACTGGATCGTGGCCCAGCGCCGGTCGTTCTCCGCCCAACGCATACAGATGGCCCAATGCGCATCGAAGGCTTCGATGTACCGAAGCTCCAGTCGGGGATGCACCTGCCGGAGCCGCCGCTGAATCTCGGACGACGGCTCCGGGGTGCCCCGATGGTTTAACACCATCGGCGCGGTCATCAGTTCTGGACCAGCAGCTCGACGTTCGCCACCAGATCCACCGCCGCCGTGGTGACCGTGTTGTTCGTAGTCACCGTCAGGCGGAGCGTATCGCCGGGAAGCAGTGTCCGCTGCGCCGTGGTCAGCGTCGAGATCAGACTGACCGCCGTCCCCTCATGCGCCGTCAGCGCCTCCAGATCGATGTTGGCGGTCAGCGTCACCGCCGCGTTGGCCGTGCTGTCGTACTTCTCCAGCACCGCCAGAATCGTCCCGCTGGTGGACGCCGGGACGGTCCCCGCCGAGACCATCGCCCGGTTGATGAGGCACGTCGCCGGATGCCCACCGAAGTTGTACGTCGTGGTGGTGTTATTGCCAATCGCTGCGGCGCAGCGACCCACCAGCAGATTCGGCATGACGCCAAACCGGCCAGCCGTTGGGGCAAAGAAGTTGCCCATGAATCACTCCTCAGGAAGGGGGTTGTGGGGAGGAGCCGAAGCCCCTCCCCGTGCCGAGCATCAAACGACGTGCGAGAACCGCGCCGTGTCGGTGTAGCCCGTGATGGACCCGTGCGCGTTACGGGCCAGACAGGCCATGTTCCCGTACCACGCATAGGGCGCCCTCGAACTCGACGAAGCCCCAATCCTTCGCATCCACCCACGCGAGCGAGGGGATGTGGAGGAGGTAGATCGTCCCGGCGGGGACGTAGTAGTCCGTCACCATCGGGATGCCGCACACGTTCAGGGCCTTGTAGCCGCCCTTGATCGTGGTGTCGAACCCGTTGCTGTCAAACCGGCGCTGCGCCACGAAGGACTGCATCAGCTTCTGGCCGAGGCCCGGCGTGGTCATGAGCAGGAACTCCTTCGGACGGAGCTGGGCGTCCTTGCCGGAGCGCCCGGCAATCCGCTGGATCAGCACCCAGATGTCGTCCTCAGTCGGCTGGTTCACGTCCGGGGTATCCGTGCCGGCCACCATCCGAATCGCGTCCCAAATGGCGTAGGTCGCGTTCGAGATGTTGTGCAGCGAGGCGTACCCGTTGCCCCGGTTGGTGATGTTGATGAGCCCGTTCATGGCGCTGTTGAAGGACGTGTCGCTGGCGGTCGCCTTGACGATCTTGTCCGTCGCGGCCATGCCGCTGATCGCGGTGCCCAGCGTCAGCGTGGCGTTATCACCGCTGTTGCTGATCGCGGTGATGGACGACCGGCCCAGCACGGCGTCCGACGCCGACGTGTCCAGCACGGCGATGTAGTCGCCTACCGAGAGGAGCAGGCCACCCTGCCCCGCGCCCGACACCCCGTAGGGGGACGAGACGATGATGGACGTGGTGGTCGAGGCGGTGCCGATGATGGCCACCACGCCGTCCGCCTTGTTGTGCAGCGCCTGCTGCATGAGGATCTGGCTGGCCTCCTTGATTTCCTCCATCGTCTTGGTGGCGATGGTGGTGAAGGCGGCATCCTTCGACTGCGTGCCGACGAAGGCGAGGCCGTCGATCTGGCGCGTGGTGTACGCACGCACCACGCCGACGTTGCCCTGCACTTCAGAGGCGGTGGTGTCGGGCGGGAAGTACCCGGCCTGCGAGAACGTGGAGCCGGACGGGCGCCCGACGACCACGTCGAAGAACACGTTGTTGCCGCCCCAGCGCATGTTGCGCGGGCCACCGGCCTTCGCCTTCTGGAGCTGGGCGAGGAGCGGGGTGACCAGATTCTGGACCTTCTCGCGGTACTGGGAATAGACGTTCTTCAGGAGACCCGTCAGTTCCGCATCGGTAATGACTGTAGGTGCTGGCATGGAAAGATTCCTCGACGATTAACGAATGGATGAAAGCACCGACGACAGGGCGCTTTCGACGGCATCGTCTACCGAGACAATGGTCTTCGCCTTGGCTGGCCGGTCAGCGGTCGCCCCGGGTTGCCCCACGGGCTTGAGCTTCTGGCCCACCATGCGCTTGGCCTTCTGCGCCTCGACCTGCGCCCGTTCCAGTTCAGCCGCCGCTTTGGCCTGTTCGGCGGAGCGTTGTGCGACTGGCTGATGGCGCCGGGTATGGGCGGCTTGCGCCCACAAGGCGAGATCCTCGACGATGTACTGCCGGATGGCGTCGTAGCGTGACGGCGGGACGTAGGCCACCCCATTGGGGGCCACCTCGACGTGCGCCTGGAGCGCCATTTGCAACTTGGATTCCAGCTCCTCTGCGGAGAGGGTGGGCAGTGCCTGCTGAATCAACTGCAGGGCTGGCGCCACCTCCGCCTGATAAAACTGTTCTCCGGCCTGACTGATCGACTGCAACTCGTACTCCACGCGCATCGCGGCTTTCTCCGCCTCCACGCGCTCGACCCGCTTCTCCGGGGTGTTCTCGGCGGCATACGCCTCCCGGACGGCATAGAGGAAATCCTCGTCCGTCAGCAGGCGCTCCATCTGCGCCTCGCGCTCCTTGAGCGCCTGCAGCGCCTCCTCGACCTTCCCCTGCGTCTCCTGCTGGAGCTTCTGTTCGCGCTCCTGATTGTACACCCCCCACTGGGCCAGCTTCACCACCTGATCCAGCCGGTCCTGCCGGACCTTCCCGTTCGCCTTGTACTCCACCATCAGCGCCGGGACTTCCACCTCGCCTTCGCCGTCTAAGAGCTTGAACTCGGTGGCGAGTCCTTCGGCCACGGTAGGGACGGCAACGTAGCCGTCTGGCAGCTCCACCGGTGCGTCACTGGGCGCCTCCGCTCCCGCATCATCACCCGAGGCTTCGCCCGCGTCCGGTGCCGGAGCGGGAGCGTCAGCCACGTCGGCTTCAGGCGCGGCGTCATCAGCCGCTTCGGGAGTATCCGGATCTGGCGCAGCGACATCCTCACCCTCGGGTTGCGGGACGGGCATGGCTGACGCGACGGCGTCAGCAATGGCGTCGGCGATGTCCAGCGGAGCAGCAGCTACAGGAGCCGTCATAAATCCTCTACGCCTGCCGGGATAAGCGATCCGCTTGCTGGGCTGCCACCTCCGCTTCCGGCATCCCGGCAAGCGTCTGCTGCATCAGGGGCGCAACCCCGATGGGTGGATTGCCCGACGCGAGCGGCAACTGGCCCGGCGGCAGGTTGGGAACACTGGCGGCGGGGGGTCCGCCTTGGGGTCCGGGGCCAGCACCCGGCGTGGGCGGGACCATCCCGCCCTGCTTCTGCGCGGCTTGGTTGGCCAAGGCGATCCACCGTTCTTGGGCCACCGCCACGATCATCGGATCCAAGTCGTCCTGCAGCAGGATCTCCCGCTCCAGCACGTCCTGATGGATCGCTTCGTTGTCCTGCCACCGGATCTCCGGGATCGGCCCCTGCATCCGGATGGCGTCCGCCACCCGCTTGGCGCGGGCCTCCTGATCCTCGTCCGGGGTGGCAATATCCCGCGCCACGGCAAACATCTGCCGGCGCCGGTACTCCTTGAGATCGATCACGCCCGACTGGAGCCAGTTGTCCAGCAGGTACATCCGGAAGGCCATCGGCATGGGCATCATCGTGGCCGGCTCCACCCGGACATCCGACTGCCCGTCAAAGTCCGACGCACTCACCGCCCGGGCCAGATCGGGGCGTCCCTTGCCCACCGCGCCCAAGGCCCGGGGCACGTCATACCCCCACGCCATGCCCGCCAGCGTCACCGTCGACCAGTCGGTGAAGGCGTTGGCCAGCGCGGTCACGACCGGGCTGAACACCCGCTCCAGCTGCTCGCGGGTGGCGATAATCGCCCGGCCCGACTCGCCCGTCGCCTGCCCCCGGCTGACTTGGTTCCACCCCGAGGCGTTCTCAAACGCCTGCTTCTCCAGCGCCAACGCTTCCTTCACGTCGTTCCCGACAGAGAAGCCGTTGACCGGCTGGATGGAATCGGACATCGGGCCAGCGCCCCGGATTTCGATCATGGAGGTCACCCCGCCCATGAACGTCTCGGTGGCAATGGCGTTGGGGCGGGTCAAGAACCGGCCCCCGGCGTTGACCCGGATGTTCTCCACCCACTTGGAGAGCAGCGCATTGACGCGCATCTGATGGTCGATCCACTGCTCCATCACCGGGCGGGGGTAATACGACGGATCGCTACTGCCGTCGCGCACCGGCACCACCGGGATCGCCCCCCAGAGCAATGGGGCTGGGCCAAACACGACATGGTCCCCGACCACCACCATCTGGAGCCCCTCGGGGAGGACATCCGGATGGGGTGCGAGGTAGACGGTGAAGCGTTCCGTGACTTCCTCGTCCCGCAGTCGCTGCCCCTCGCCAATCGTCGTCTGCGTCAACACCCACGCGCCCATCCCTTCCGAGCCGCTGTAGGTGGGCGTGTTGCCCGTCTGCAGGCTGGACGCGCTGGCATCCAGCCCGGTCAGGCCGTACCGATACGCCGCCTCCTGCCGGGCAATCACTTCCCGGATCACCACCCAATGGGGCGCCTGCGTCGCCGTCGCATTGGGCGAGACGCGGACCTGCTCCACCCGGAGGGTCTGACAGCCAAGATCGCCCAGCGGCTTCCGCTGGCCGGGGCGCTCCCCCAGCCGCTCATCCCACGGGCCTTTGTCTGGATCCCAGTGCAGGTGCCAGAAGCTGACCCCATCCGTCTGCGCCCAGAAGCCCGCTTCCCGCGCCACGCGGAGCATGTTCTGCTGCTCGAACTGGTACTCCAGCGCCAGCTGCTGCGCCTGCGCCTTCCGCTTGTCTTCCGGGTCTTGGGTGGTGGGGGTCACCACAAAGCCCGGCTTCTGGTCCATCATGATCTGGAGGCGCTGGTCGAGCGCCTTGTCCATCATATTGTAGACCACCCGGGCCGCATCCCGGGGCCGACTCGGCTCCCGCCACGGCCCCAGTCCCTGCGCCGAAATCCACTGCTGCCCGGCCCGGAAGAGCCGGTTCCGCTCGACGAGATGGAGGTGCATCTGCACCGCTTCTCGCCGGGACTCCCAGAGCCCCCGGCACCACGCCGCCCAGGCGGGCATATCCTCCCGAAGGGTCGGATCGGCCAGCGGGATGTCATAGCCGTACAGCGCCCGCACCAGCGCCGCCTCCCGCTCCGACATCGGCTCGCCGGTGTCCTCGGGCGGGTTGGGCGCCACCTGCTCGTTCGGGGAGAGCGGGTTGTTCGACAACCCCTCCATGATCCGGGCCAGCTCGTCTTCCATGACGGCGCCCGCAAACACCTCGTTATCCAACGGCGGCATCGTCATGCGTCATCTCTCCGGCCAAGGCCCATCGCGGCTCTCACCTTATTCCAATCCTTGTAGGCGTCGTACTTCTCCCGGATCACCCGGGTCACCTCTTCCTGCGCCCACACTTCGTTCTCCTGCAGCGCGACCGCAATCAGATCGTCCGGGATGTCCACCGCTGCCGGGATCATCCCCGGGGCGGAGGGCATCGGCTCGGCCCGTCTGGCCTTCACCTCGGCCACCTGCTCCCACGCCGGAGGGCATCGGCTCGGCCCGTCTGGCCTTCACCTCGGCCACCTGCTCCCACGCCGAGGCGATCCGGTGCACCGCAAACAGCAGCGCCCCAGAGCAGATCAGCGCCACCACCGGAGCGTCTGTCACCCAGCCACCGGTGCGGGCTGCGCCGCCGCTTCGACCTTCTTCGCAATCGTTAGCGCGGCGTCAGCCGCCCGGATGCCCGCCGCCTTCACGGCGATGTCGCACAGCGCCAAGAGCGCCTGCGCCTCCCCAGCCGTGAAGGTCACCGTCACGTCCGGCGCCACGACCGGCTCGCTCACGGAGCCACCGGGGCCGTCGCCACCGACACATCCGCCGCCGGGACGCCGAGCTTGGCCGCGACCGCCGCACAGAGCTGGTCGTCCGTCCAGTCGGGGGCCAGATCGGCGCTCACCAGCGAGACCTGCGTCCCGACGTAGGTGACACCGATGGAGAGGACGACCGTCTCAATCGAACACTGGCAGTCGGTCGTGCCCGCCGTGTAGTTAATCGTTGCGCTGCTGATGACCACAGGGGTTGCCATAGAAAAATCCTCAGAAAGTTAGGCGTTGGCAATCGTTGTAATTGTTCCCGACGAGCCGCGATACTTCAACGCACCGGCTTCGACATACAACACGCCACCCCCCGTCGGATTGGCCGTCGGGACCGTCGCGTTTGCCAGATGCAGCGTTTTGGCGCTCGACGTTGCGGTTGTCGTCATGCCAACCAGCAGATTGCCCGACGCATCCAGCGTCATCGCGGTTGTAAACGAGATCGCGTTGCCGGCGGTGCCGGATGGGGCGGTGTACCAGATATGCGACCCACCACTTTGTCCGTATTCGGTCGCCGCCGCTGTCGAGATATATCGCCGGTTGGTTCCGTCGTGATAATAGTTTGCGCCGATCAGCGCGTTGGACCCGCCAGAACTCCACAACGATGCGGTGCTTACCTGTAGCGCCTTAAACGATGCGCTCCACGCACTCGGCGTGACCCCGAGGCCGAGGTTGCCGAAGGCGTCGAGGCGCATCCGTTCGCCATACGATCCGTTATAAGACTGCCAAACGAAATCGCCGTAGGTGCTTGCATTTTGGACAAAGCCAAAGAGCCCTTCGTACGCGCCGCTCGCGCTGCTGGCAAACCGGATTCCGGTCGCGTTGCCCGTCGCATTGGCCGCACTTCTCAATGCCAGCGACCAGCCACTGAAGAACGCCGATGCGGAATAGGCGTTTGCTGTCGTCGAAGCGAAAAATGCAGTGTTGGCCGTTGCGCCAGACAGCACGGCAAACCGCGCAAAACTGCTTGGAGAGGTAGTGCCAATGCCAACGCTATCGTTCGTCGCGTCTACTACCAACGTGTTCGTATCCACCACCAGCGTATTGCCGGTCGTGCCGGTGATGGTCACCGTGTCCGCGCTCACGTCATCAAACGTCGGGTCAATCGTGCCCCCGGCCAGCACCCAGCTCTGCAGCTGGTCCAGCGTCATGGCGTATGCATACGCATCGCCCGTATTGTAGAACGGAACCTTATCCCCCCCCGTAATCAGTGCCGTCGGGGTGGTATTTAAGCTGTTGATATCTCGATAATCACTCATCGCTGATCGGCTCCACGTCCGATGATGAAAGAAGTTGCAGCCCCAACCGCCCCATCGCCACCCACGGGTCTTGCGCCGTCACGTCCGCCGCCGCGAACAAGGCCGCGATCTCCGCTGCCGTGACCTCCAACCCCGCCGCCTCACACGCGGCCAGTACGGCGTCCGGATCGCCCGGCGTGCTGCCCGTCTCCGTCCACGTCCCGTCCTCCGCCTGCTCCCACGTCTGGGTCGGCACGATGGCCTGCCAGCCCGCCGGCACCCAGCCCGTCGAAATCCAATGCGTGGCGGGGAGCTGGCCGGTGGCCGACAGCGGCGTGGTCCACATCCCCACGCCACCCGGCGACATCGTCGCGGCCACGGTGCGGGCCAGCGCCACCTCAGCGTCCTCAACGATGAGCGTTAAGAACAC